ATAATGATTACATCCATATTAACTGCGATATTTGATAAGCTATGTGAAATATATTTAATTTTCTCATGTTCGCTTCTTCCATTACCACGTGTATCTATTAAATCGATATAATCTACTATTACTAATGATGGTTGCAACTCTTTTATCTTTTGCTGTATCTGGTCAATTGTAGGCGATATTGTTTGAAACGTGATGTGAGCTAAATCATCTTTATGCTTCTCAAACACTGCTTCAAAGTTACTATTTACTTCATCCTTATTTAATCCTGATACAATTTGTAATCCACGTCTATGCATATACCAATCTGCTAATTCTAATGATAGAAATAACGTTGGAACTTGCCATTCTGGATTGATAGAGTTAGTTGCAAAATCAACTCCTAATGCTAAATTTTGAACAAACGTACTTTTATTTGAACCTGTTCGTCCAAATACTGTAATTAATTCGCCTGGATATATATCACAATCAATATGATTCATTCCCAAAGCTTGAGAAAGATTTAATGTTCGACCACTAAAGTCAGTTGTCAATCTTTCTTTTAATTTAGCTTGTAGAGTTTCTACTGATGCTGTTTCTATCATATAGTCTTTACGTTGAAAATGTATACATTTAGTTTTACAATGTTTTTCCATCAATTCGTCTTTACAACCATATTGATATCCTGCATTATAAACACGTTCAACTATACCATTTAGAACTTCTTTATTTAGCTGATTTTTATTCCATTCCGTTAATACAGCTTTAGCATAATAACTAGGAACACCATTACGTCTTAAATGACTTACAATCCTCATGGCTGTTGTATTTCTAGAGCCATCTTGAGGACCTTGCATAAGCATTTGCTGTACACATGGTACAATTGTTAAGGGTTCTCTAACTTTATTTAATGCATCTATTTTCGGAACGTTAGTTTGCACGTATTCTGATAATTCTCCTTCTCCTAATAAAGATTGATACGGAAATTCTATTCTAGGTTTCTTAGCCATCTCTAGAATATTTTCTACTTTTTCATTCATTATCTCTTTTATAGTCAGGGGTATTTTATACAGATTAGTCTTTTGATTGAGGGTGTGCTGTACTCTATACAAAGCTGTACGAATATATACCATATAATCAGCATGTGGAAACAATTTCTTCATCGTATTCTTGACAATATATGGCAAGTCTGCAGATGTTGGAAATTCAAAACAATCGTTACTTAAAACGATATGATAACCACTTCCTGAAAAATAAGGTTGAACATTCTTATGAGTACAACCCAACTCCTCTAAATCAAATATAATACTACGTGCTAAGTTGAGAGTATGCTCGTTTGAATTATCTTGTTTATCAATATCAATTAACACTTTATCAATACCACGTTCTCCATAGTAATTCTTTAGAGTTCCACCGCTCTTTTTAGCAAATTCAAAGGCTTCATCGCCATATAAATATGCAGAACGATATAACGTGCTATTTAAGTCAATGTACTGAAATAATTCATTTTTAGGAATCAACATACCTCTATTGTATGGAGTTCCTTGTGCTATCTCAACATATTTCATTATAGATTATCTAGTGCTAATGAACCTAATTCATCACTATCTACAGAATTAACAGGTTGAGCTTCTCCTGTATCTTCTTTAATATAGCCTCTAGATTTCATCCAATCAATATCCTTTTGTAACTGCTCTTTGCAATTTCCACCATTAGGATATATTTTATAATGAGCAACGTTATAAGCTTGCTTACCTGGCTTCTTAGGTGCTTGCTTATAGAAATAAGCTAAATATTTACCATCTGTTCCTGCTTTTTCGCCATCCCATTCAGTAGTATATTTACTTAAGAAAGTTGCAATATCATCTATTTTATTACCTTCTGCATCTTCCCATTCACCTTTAATATTAATACCAGCATTACAATTGATTGCTTCAAAGAATGAATACATTCTTTTGATTACGCTACCGCCTGTAACATTGCCATTTGGTTCTTTATCAAAACCTCCAACAATATTAGCATTTCTAGTATACTTACTTCCATTTTGAAGTAATGTTACTTGTAAATATATATCAGCCCAATCAAATTGAGCAGATTTATCTTGTATATCTACAATAGTACATTCACATATACCATTAAAGCTATTTGTTTTAGTTTCTTCGGGTTTAAATAACGCCATTTACTTCTTCTCCTTTATGTAGATTTTGTTCCAATCAAAAGGTAATACTTGGCCACGTAAATGAGGACTCCTAGAGCCAGCTTCTAATGTATCATCTGATTTAAATGATATTAAAAGCTTTTCTTCTTCATTTCTATATATGTAGCCAATTGCATCACAATCTGACATTATCATGTTTTTTAAGCGTCCAGTAATATCAAGACTTTCAGGCTCTACTGTTGCCTGTCCTTCTACTACTGCTTTAGCTGTCTTTCTATGACCAACTATAATAAGATGGTCACATACATCTTTAAATGCATGTATAGTATTCATCACTTTATCACGTGCTAATCCCCAACCTTTTCCGAAAGGTAAATCAGCTAAAGCTTGAACACTATTTTCTTCACATACTGCTGCTTCAGCCCATTGTACTACTTTATCGATAGTATCAATAGCAATATATTTAAACTCGTGTCCTTCACGTGCTTGTTTTAATATTTCTATTAACTCTTTACGATTATTAGCATTTAGGATATGACCATCAACCATATTAGAACCAGATTCTGTATCAATGATAAGACATTTGTCTAATCTGGATAACATTGTAGTTTTACCTATTTTTGGAGGACCATACATTAGCAGTGTACTTGGATTTTGAGAAATAGCTTTTCTCTTTGCTACTTTAAGTACCATTTTACTCCTCTTCTGAACATCAAGAGTCTCACATATGTTCTCCTTAAATCCCGCAAGGTATTTAAGAGTTATGAACCCAGTTATTGACTCTTGATAATTCGATTTTTGTTAAAATAACGACCTATAAATCTAATACAATTACTCTGTTTTTCCAAGAACTAATCCTGGAAATGTAAAGAAAAATTGATTAGGACACGGTTCATTATTTAACGTTTTCTTTATAGCATTAGCTATAAAAGCTCCACTCATATTAGAACAGTAGGAAGTCGCTTTAGCATTACAGGGTTCATCTTCAGCATCTACATCTGAATACCAAGTAGTCTTATATTGTTTAAGAGTTGGATTCTTTAATGTAAACTGATGATATTCCTCCGCACCCATACGGCCATCTATTAATAGATAGGGCTTATTAGGCCTTTTTAATGCCGCTTCTGCTGCTTCTAAGCGACTATCCATACTGTCAAAGCCCAAAATTACTACATCGCCTTCTCCTAAGGGTTTGATAAATTGAGAGAATCTACCAAATTGCTCCGTTGCACGTATTTCTGGGTTTATATGTTTTAAATGTTCATGTAAAGCTACTACTTTAGGCTTAGTAATATCTTGATAAATATAATAGCTTACACCTACATTCTGTACTTCAACTTTATCTAAGTCATAGAGAACAAATCTATCTGCTCCCATTCTAGCAAGTTGAGTAGCTGCGGCACTACCAATAGCACCGCAACCTAGAATATGAAAGATTTTATTATCAAAATCTTCTATAAGACCTGAACTTCTTTCATTAATTCGCATTTTTCTTACTCCCTTCTATATTTTCAAACATATCATGAGCATGTAGATATAGTAATTCATTTTCTATATCTGTTCTATTGCCTTTTGATATGCTTGATAATACTTGAATGTTATATTGTTTTAGCTTTTCATTAATATTTCTTATACCTTTACGAAAGCCTTTTAACTTCATAGAACCTGCTGTTAAATTATCAGATAATGTATCCATTTCATTTACACATGTCTCAAATAACTTAGTAGGTACTCCTGTTAACTCAAGGTCATCATCATCCTCCCATAAACCATAAGTATAACCATAATTATGATTATATCCATGAGCTGGTCTTGGTTGTTTCCATAAATTCCCTTGAGTCCCACCGTATGTCATTATGCTTGATGTTTCTTTAGAACATAGTTCTTTAACTTCAGTATCAAGCATGTCATCAGTAACGTGTTCTTCTTGAAGGAAATTTAATTCTACATTTTCTTCGTGTAGAAATGGTTTAAAGAATTGAATACGCAACTTGTACTCTCTCTTTAAGTTAACTACTAAAGATAATGTCCAGTCATTAGCAGGATGGCTTAATATAGTAGCATCATCAGTACCAGACCAAAATGCTCCCATTGTATGATGACTATGCCACCAACAATGTCTTACTTCATTACCATATTTACCTATCATTTTAGAATAGTGAATAGCTAGTTCTTGACCATCTAATTCACAATTACTAGCTGATATTTCTTGTTTAAGAATTACAGGGTCTTCTAATATAAAATCCCCATCTTTATCTTCTAAAACAACTAGCTGTCCACCTATTTCAGAATGAAACTGTCTATAAGCTGATTCAGCATATGCTATGACTTTATCGAAGTTCTCGCGTGATATC